ATCACTATTTTTTTCATGGTGGTAAAATCTGTTATGATTTTAAAATATCTTTAAAAGAATCTTTGATTGGTTTTAAAAAAACATTTAAGGACCCTTTTGATGTTGAACATTTAATTACAATTGAACAAATAGTGCGACCCGGAGATGGGTACAATATTGAGATAAATGGTGTAAATCTTATACTTGTTTTTGATGTGATTTATCCTAAGAAGTTAAATAGTAAGTTGAAAAAGATTTTTAATGAACTTGATTTTTAATGAACTTGATTTTTAATGAACTTTGAAATTAACGGCGGCGCTTCATTGCCTTCATTTTCATCTTTATTTGTTTTTTAATAACGCTTAGTTTCTTAGGAACACGCTTGGATCCCCGTTTGATGGTTGTTTTAATCTTTAATTTTCTGCACATCTTTAACATCTTCTTTGTAAGTTTCTTCTTGGAAACCTTACGGCGAACTTTGCGGGACTTACGGCGAACTGTACGACGAACTGTGCGGCGGGTTGATCGACGTTTACGTCCAAAGAAAACAATACCTGCTGTATCTGCATATGATCCTAAATCTTCGTCACCTGACATTGAAACACCGGCATCCTTTGCTGCCTTCTTATACTTTCTAATAGCGGCAGCTCGTTTTTTTGAAACTTTACGGACCTTTTTCTTTCCAAAACCATATCGGCGACCAAACATTACAAGTGGTGGTGGTACATACTGACCAACATCGCCGGTATCGCTAAGGTCAATAAGATCTGGGAGTGGAGCTGATGAGTTGGACATTGAATCCGGTGCATCGGGTAATGGTTCGTACCCATCTGCCATAGGATTATATTTAGAACCTCTATTTTTACGGAACTTTGCAACTAAATTAGATGCATGCATTCCTCTAGGTGTTTTTGTGAAAGAAACCCCACACTGAGAAACAAGTGTACGATAACTCTTAAATTTCTTGCCATTTACACTCACAAGAGGAACTCCCATCTTCTTGCAGGTGCTTAGTGTGCGATTAAGATTGGCAATCTTTTCAGATGAGCCGTGTCCAGTAACACCCATAAGTGTAGAAATGAAGGGGGGTGCGGATATACGGCCATTAATTACAGTTGAGTATTTTTGTCTAAGCATTTTTTTTGCATTTGTAAGAGAAAAACCACTTTTAGCACCCGAAGATGCTGATGATTTTTTAGGAACTGCTGACCTGGAGGATGAACGCGCCTTTCGGCAACACATTTCTCCAGAAGCTAAGCGATATTTTACGTATCCAGGTCCACAGGGGGGTTTATTTTTGCAGGGCATTTTTAAATTAACAGATTATTTTTTTTTAACAATTAAATTAATTATTTTAATTGATATTTTTAAGTGTTTTTTGAGCTGCATATTGTTCCGCTTGTTTCTTACTCTTCGCTGTTCCGAGGGCGTGAAGTTTTCCATTTATACTAACTTGTACAGTAAACATTCTATTGTGAGGAGGGCCATCTGTATTTACTAATACGTATTCTGGTGTACAGTTTTTAAACTTAGATTGTGTCCACTTTAAAAGAGTATCTTTGTAATTGTCTTCCAATAGTACTTCTGAAAAATCAAGAGCATTAATAAGTTTGATAACAAAGTAATTAACACTGTCATATCCAAGATCTTTAAAAATAGCCGCTAGAAATGCTTCGAACGCGTCTTCTAGAATTTTTTGAGAATCTCTGCCTTTAATATTTTGAACGTGATTACTCATAAGAATATATTTTCCTAGATTAATTGTCTTTGCTAGTTTTGATAATTGTGTACCATTAACTAACTTTGTTTTAATTCTTGTCATAAATCCTTCATCTTTATCTGGGTACTTATGGTATAGAAAATTAGCTACTATTAATCCTAAAACAGAGTCTCCTAGAAATTCCAATCTTTCATTGTGTTCGAGAAGGTATTCTTGAATTGGTTCGGGAGAAGAGTATCTCTTTACTGATTTATAAATACTTTTATGAACAAGAGCTCTTTGATAATAACTTACATTTTTAACCTTTGTTCCTAATATTTCTTGAATTTCTTCTCTTGTAACATGTGGCTTTGAAAAATCATGTGTGGCTAGATCATCTTCGATCTGTTTTTGAATTAAAATACTTTTTTCAGTTGCGTTAAAATTCAATTCGTCACAGATTGAATCAGAGTCTGATCCTGAAGAATCTGTGACGGAATGAAGTGGTTTGTATTCTTTCGCATTTAAATTAAACATTCTCTATTAATAATATTATTATATTGTATATTTTTAAGTATTTTATTTTTATGTAAAAAAATGGAACAACTAAATGAAAACGTTGACTATATAGCCTTGCAAAAATCAAGAGACATCAAGAAAAAGTATATCGCACAGACATGGAATTCAAATGAAGAAGATATCTTGCAAGTATGGGCAGAAAAGGCAAGTGGGTGGGCATGGTTACATGATAAGTCACAAAGATACTATTTGTCACAAAGTAACATCTTTACTTATCCCAGTATTATTTTAAATACAATTTCAGGTGGTCTTGGTTTTCTTGGAAAAACTGACAATATTGGCTTTTTAGTGTATATAATAGCAATAATGAATATGATATCAGCTATTTTAATGTCATTTCAAAAATTTTTAAGAAGTACTGAAAATGCTGAATTGCATTCAAGATATTTTTCTGTATTTTCATCTTACAGTAGACGAATTGCATTGGAACTTACATTAAATCCAGAAGATCGTAGAGAATGTGTAGATTTTTGTAAACAGTGTAAAGATGATTATGACAAAGCTGTTGCTGAAAGTCCACAGATTCCAGATAGAATTATTTTATTATTTAAAAGAGAATTTCCAAATGAAAAAAATAAACCAGAAGTTGCAAATGGTCTATTTCATCTTAATAGATACATCCATAGTCCCAAATTAAAATCTCCCGGTAATAGCCAAGAATTTCCTAAAGTGCTGAATGTTTAATTACTTTATTAATTAATTATTTTTAATTAATTCTTTTAAGTGTTTCTTTTATTAAACTCAAGAACAGATTTACTAACTTTGATACTGCGTTTATTGAAATTAGTTATTTTAACAGATTTTGAATTCCTTGCTCTCGAAATTGCTACGTATGCTTGTCCACATGCAAATATGGATTCTCCTAAATCGATTTCCAATAAATCGATAGTTGCTCCTTGAGACTTATGAATACTCATTGCCCATGAAAGTGTTAGTGGTAGATACTTAAAATCTAAGTTCTTTTTAGTTTCGTCAAATTCTGGTTTAACATGAAAATAACTAATGATGTAAAATTCACCGGTCTTGAGTTTAATTTTTACATGATTGTCGTTTAAATCCACTACAAGCCCTCTTGTTCCATTTACAATTTGATTATCAAAGTCTAAATTTCTAGTGACCATAACCTGTGCCCCGACACAGAGTGTTAAAAATTCGGGAATTTTATTTTCTGTTGCGTATTTTGTACTTTCCTTTAACTTAATTGGATTATCTGTATACATTACACGATATTGCACGCGCTTATTCCCCGTTTTTAGTAATTTGTCTAGTTCGTATTGGTTTATGGAATCTACGTCTTTATTTGTTGAAAATAGTTTTGTTGGAACAATATCTGTGTAACCGAAATCATTTTGTTTCATTTCTTCAATAAGTTCCATATCTGAAATAACACCCTTTCTAAGTTTTTGTAAGAAATTTGCAAATCGTGTATCTTCGTTTACTCTCATATTTTCTGTAAGAAAACTTACTTTGAGATTAGAAGAGTCCCAACAATTAGCGTAAAAACAATATTCATCTTCAACTGGTTTTAGTTGCGACATATCTCCAACTAAAATGATTTGAAGTTTACCAAATGGTTTATCGGATGAATGAATTATTTTAAATAGTTCAGCTATTTTATCAAACAATGTATCGTTTAACATGGATACTTCGTCTATAATCAAAGTATCTAAACTTTTTAAATATCCTAACATCCCTTCAGTTCGTCTAATTCGTTTGAGCAAATCATTTACAGATCCCTTTGCTAACCCAATTCCAAGAGTGCTGTGAAGTGTTCTTCCATTTATTAAAATAGCTGCGCATCCTGTCATAGCCGTAAGTGCAACTTTCTTTTTTAAATCATTCAATGATTCACATATTTGTTGAACAAGATAACTTTTACCAGATCCAGCAAATCCGGTGATAAACATATTTTTTCCATCTACCACTGACTCAAGGATATCTTTTTGTTTCTCATTTAGAGCCATTTACTATTTAATAGCCACAGTTCTTAAATTACTTTTAAAATAAAATACTTTATTATACCAAATGGAGAAAGAATTATTAAAATTAAACAAAGAATTTTATTGGAACTGTATTGCAGAATATGGATATAGTATCTGTCCAGATAAAATACAGAAAATGTACACATCACTTGCAATTAAAGAATACAATGAGGAAAATTCGTTTTATTTTAGAAGATATGTGAAAACACTGGAAAATTTAATTTTTAGAGAGAAAATACGACTTGGTATCAAAACAACTGAAGACTATTCTCTTCTTCCAATGAGAATAAAACAATTACAGTGGATATCCAAACATTTACCAGGTAATGATTTTTGTATTCTTGAAAAAAGTTCTATGGACCTTCATCATTACGATTCAGGTAGGGGCCTCCTGGATGTAGATGTTCAATTAAAAACAGAAATATCAAAATGTAAAAAATCTAGACTAATAATTCCTTTGGGTATAACGATGCATTTACAAAGAAAAAAAGAATATCATATAAATATCTTAATACTTGATCTCAACAAAAGAGAAGTATGGAGAATAGAACCAAATGATGTAGATTCTAAAAATATTTCATTATTTTCAGATGTATTGTCACGGTATTTTAAAACAATTGGTTTTAATTACTCTGGGTTTTATCCAGAAAGCTGTCCCATAAAACATGGAGGTCTTTGCAGATATGTAATTTATGCTCAATATATCTATGGAAAAAAGATTACATATGAGAATATTAAAAACATTATTTTGTTATTCTTGAAATATGAGATTCTTGATCTTTGTAAGGTAAAATAAAATACTTTATTATTAATAAATGGACAAGAAAGTATTTACCGATAAGTTAATACGTGATAAATTATTAAATGCTACAGCAAGAAAACGATTTT